GATATACTAAATTGCTATACCAATATGGTTAATCATATATTAGTATATAAAATACTATATTGATATATCATAATACCATATTAATATACATAAACCTATATTAATATACATAAACCTATATTAATATGGTAAATACCTATATCAATATAGGAAAAGGTATAATAAAATGGAAGAAGAAAAAAAGAAAACATTAGAAGAATTAAAAGAACATAACCCAGAAGACAGAATAGCACCAGGCAGTAACCTAAAATGGAAGCATGTCCATCACATAACACATGAGGACGCAGTGAAAGCTGGTAGTGCTAAGACGATTAAGAAAACGAATGCGTCAAGGATGAGGTTTATTAAAGAGCGTGGTCTCAGATTGAAAGATATTCCTTGGTTATACCAGAGATTGGAAGATCCTAAGAGTAACTTATTGCATATAATGATTTTATTGGATAAACTCGTTGTTGATTCACAACGTGATAAATCGTATACTCCAGCTTTGAAGCAGAAACTGGTTGACTTGCATATTCAGGCTCATAAGATTATGCATGGTACTAGTGTTAATATTAGTGGTGGTGTCACTGTTAATATTGCTGATCAGATAGCTGATAGGATTGTTGATAAGATTATTGATGCTGACTTTGTTGAAGTAAAAGATACTGATAAAGATAATGTTTAATATATATACTATATAGTATATATAATATATATAATATATATAATATATAAGAGGAAACAAGAATGGTTAGAAGATTAGTCACCAAGAAATGTGAAGACTGCAACAAGATAATGTTCAATGTGTCATTACTAAGAAAGTATTGTGACAAGTGTGGTGAGGAGAGGCAACGATTATCACAACGTAATAGTACAAGAAAACATTATAATGACCCTCGCAATGCTGCAAGGAGAACATTGTATCATCATAATCAATGGCTTGAAATAGTTGAAGCTAAGAAATTAATGGATATGCCTAAGGTCATTGAGAATGCTAGGGAGAAGATAATGAGAGGAGGAGATGAAGAATGAAGAAAGTTAAAGTAGGAGTGCAAAGAAGTGGTAGCTTATTCTGGTTAATATTTTGGTTAGTAATATTTTTACCTATTGGATTACTTTATTGGTTATTTAGGTATAAGAAGATTAAAGTTTATGAATATAAGGAGGATAATAAAGAATGAAGTTTAAAGATTTAATAATATTAACAATAAGTATAATAATACTTAATATACCAGTGTATTACTGGATTCAATTCATAAAATGATAACAGATAAGCAATGGGAACTCATATTCAAATGGAGAGATGAGCTAGCAAAAGAAATAATAGGATACGAATTATACGAGTGCCAAAAAAAGTTCAGTAACAAGATAATCAAGGCGACAATACTCAGTAAAGGAGAAACATTCGTGGCACAATGGACCAGACAATTCGGCAAAACCACTATATTAGCCAAGATTACTATACCATTCCTGTTATTAAGCTATTTTAGTATAGTAGAAAAATTTAATATACCACACATGGACTTCTTCAATATTGGATTCTTCGCTCCACAAGAACAACAGGTTAAGACAGATTTTGACATAGTAAAAGACACTATTGCTCTACTTATTAATAAGGGTTATAAAATGGATATCGGAGAATACAGTGGTAACACTATAAGAATTAATAGGGGTAAGTACCCTTCTAGAATGGTTTACGCATTCACTGCTAGTCCCACGAGTCACCCAGAATCAAAAACATTAAACCTAATAATACTTGAGGAGAGCCAAGACTTAATTGACCAACAAGTCAACAAAGCAATATTACCAATGGGTGCTTCAACGAATGCTAACGTGGTATGGATAGGAGTAGCTGGTTATAAACGATGTCAGTTTCAGAAGTATAAGGACGAATTAGACTCTGACCATAAAGTCATTGTTGATTACAAGGATGCTATTAAAGAGCAAGAAGCTAAGTTCGCAGAAACAGGTTCGTACATTTACAAGAATTACGCTAAATACATTGATAAACAAAAAAGGGAGATAGGAGAGGATAGTGATGAATTCAAGACTCAGTACGGTATGGAGTGGATGCTTGAGAAAGAACAATTCATCACTTATGATGACTTATTAATGCTTGAAGAAGATTATGAGATACAAGAATCTTATACTGATAACTTAGAATTCTATGCTGGTATTGACTGGGGTAAAATGCATGATTCAACCATTCTCACAGTGATTAATGCTAATGGTAAAATACTGGGTTGGCATACTTGGAGAGGGGATAATTATAACAATCAAATCAATGACATAGTCTACTTATTAAGAAGTAAGTATAAGAGTGTTAAGAAAGTATGGTGTGACGCAACAGCTAATCAGGATATGGCAGTTGATTCTTTAAAAGCAGCTATTGATGATGAGCGAAGATGCCACACTGTAGTGATTGGTTATAAAATGACTTCTCAATCCAAGGATTACATGTGGAAGAACCTTAACAGGTTAATGAGAGATAAACGAATGGCTGGTAAAGTTATTGAGCGTAGCCTTATCAGGTTTCCTAAAGAATATTATAATGTTGAATTGAAAGAAAGGTTTATTAAGCAATTTCTTGATTTGCAGAAGGATATTAATAATGGTATTTGGAAGTGTAATCACCCTGATGGCCCTAATTTTCATGATGACTTCTGTGATTCTCTCGCGTTGGCTTGTCTTGCGTTTAAGTCTCAGAAGAAGAATAAGTACTCTCCTTATATTGCTTAATATATCACCTTTTTTTTTATTTACTTATTTCATTTATAAAATAACTGGTTTTATATAATACTGATAAAAAGTTTTATATAAACTTAAATAATTTTCTTGTATATTAGAAGGATTAATCATTACTTCACAAAATGATTTAACTCTTTCACATTGATTTCTAAACTTTTTTGTTACTGATAAGTACACAAACAATAAAATGGTATTCGGCATAAACTTTAAGAAGATAAAATCAAAAATATATAAGCCCTATGTGCACGCAGAACAATATGCTAACATACAAGACGTGTTCAAAGGTAAAAAGGTACAAGTCAAAAAGAAGTTCCCTAAAGAATTGGGAATAGAACATCCTTTTGATTTCGGGATGACAGAGGACTTGATTAAGAGAGTTCCAATCGTTAATGGAGCAATAAATAAATATCTTGATTTTATTGTTGCACCAGGATTCTATGTTGAAAGCAAGAATACTAAGGCAAAAGAATTGATTCAAGAATTCATTGTTGAATCTAACTTCGAAATATTTTTGAGGGATTGGATTAAACAAGCTCTTAACGGTAATGGTTATGCTGAGATAGATATTGAGGAAGGAAGTAATGATGTTAAGTTGCAAGTGCTTGATAATAAGTATATGTATATTGATAGAGATGATAATGGTAATATAAAGGGTTATAAACAATATATTGGTATGTTTAATAATAAGATTAATTTTGCTTCAGACGTTACATCTTTTGAGCCTAACGAGGTTGCTCATATCGCTTTTAATAAGATAGGTGATTGCCCTTACGGTTACGGTTTAGTGTACCCTGCTCTTAGTGCTATTGATGGTATAATAGGTTCAGAAAAGGATTTGCACACGTTAATGCGTAGGAAGGCTAATAGTCCTTATCACATTAAAGTTGGTGATAATGATGAGAATATTCCTTCATCTAGTGATTTAGATAATATTAGTAAGAAGTTTGAATGGTTAGATGTTAAGCATGAGTGGGTCACTGATGCTTTAATGGATATTAAACCAATAAACTTTGGTGATGTAGGTGGCAAGTTCGACTTCGTTTTACAACACGATATTGAAATGTTCTCTTTCGGAACACAGATACCAGCTGTTATTATGGGAATAGCTAATGTTCCTGAAGGATTAGCAAATATTCAACTTGAAGCTTTTGATAGGAATATTAAGAGTTTACAGAATGAGACTGAGAAAGAAGTTGAAACAAAGATTTTCAGAGTCATACTTCAAAACGCTGGTATTGATGCTCATGTTGAAATGGTGTGGGGTCAACCAAGTAAGCAAGAAAGAGATAATGAGATAAAGAATATTACTGAATTATTAAAGAATCCAATGCTTAATACTGAATTAGTTTATCAATTAGAATTGAAACTCGCTACTCTTATGGGTATTGATCCTGATGAGTTAGAAGAAGCAGAAGTTGAAAGGGAAAAAGAGGCTGAGGAGCCAACACCACCACTTAAACAACCAAGTGAGTCATTAAGAGAAAAAGAAACAATGGATAAATTTTATGGTAGTGATTTAACGATTAGGGAATGGATTAATGTTAATATAGAAGAGTACACTCAAAAAATTATTGACCATATTAAGATTAATAAGTTCAGTGACTTAGCTGCTAAGAATTATATTGAAGCAAAAGCTGGTTTATTAGCTCCTTTTCAGATAGATAAGCTTAAAACCACATTAATTGAGGGTTTCCAGAATAATCATAATATGAGAGTAATATCAAAAAATATATTGAAAGAAGTGAATCCTCCTACACGGTATAAGATTAAGAATGGTGAGATAGCTAGGAATAAAGCTGGTAAAAAAATTATTGTTAGCACTCCTGAGAGGCGTAGTATGAATATTGCTAGAACAGAGGTTATACGGAATGCTAATGATGGTCGGACAGCTTATTATAAGGAGAAAGGTGTTGAAAAGGTTAGATGGGTTTGTGCTTATGGGCCTAGAACTTGTGATATTTGTGCTAATATGGATGGTACTATTTTTAATATTGGTGATGCACCAAATAGTTTACATAGTTTGTGCAGATGCACGACAGTTCCAGTGGTGGACCTCAAATGATGCCTCCCGAGTGTGAAAAAAAAGATTGTAAAAATAAAGCGTT